GTTCATATCTTTCCTGTAACATGTCCCCTGATTCGACTGCTTCCTGCATCTGAACTTGTTTCTCAAGAAATTGCACCTGCATTTCTGCTTCAAGTTCTTTAATATAAATCTCCACTTGTTGCTGCAATTCTTGTAAGCTTGTTTCATCTGGTGGTATCCGATAGAAAACATTCATATAGGCAACTTTTACTTTTTCGTAACATTCATAATACTCCAATAGTTTTTCGTCATGTTCGTTAGATTGAATAGAATTCCGCATATTGGTACCACCAGTATGTGTGACTCCAGCAGAATCTATTCCTGAAAATTGTGCCCCTCCAGTATGTCCTCCACCTACTCCAGATAGAATATCCTTATAGCCGAAATCTTTCTGAGTTTCATCATATGTTTTGGTAGAGAAATTTTGATTGTTTTCAAATCTAGCAGATATATTATGTATCTTGCGTGCTTGATCTGGGAATTTTTGCTTTAAATGTCCAAGTGGCAATATCTTACGTACCATCACATAGGCTGCATCCCTAAATAGGATATCCCTGGATTTAGCATCTACAAATACATCAAATGGATCTGGCTGTTCTATTGTAACCTCTCCCATTCCCCTGTCAGCATTAGGGTCTACGCTAACCATAAGGTACCCGACAGATTTAGTTACTGCATCATTTACAGCATTAGATAGGAGTGAGGAACCATCAGATTGATACCATATATAGTCAGCAATATCTGAGAAGACTGCTGCTACATCTATATCGCTACCTTCAGCCCCGATAGCCTGCCACCGAGGCCGATTGGCGGTAGCGTAAAAATTTAACATTTCAACTACAGGGATAATACGATTAATGGTAAATGTAGGCATTCCCTGTGCTTCTAAAGCTGTAGTTTCTTCAGCAGAAAGCTGGTTATCATTAGAGAAATCACAACCTTTTTGATTGATAAATTCCCATTGCTGCCTAAGTCCACTTTCAGCTATCTCGAATAAATTTAATATTCGATCTGCAGTCTTATCTGACCTACTATTTTTCTTTGCCATTTTTTATCTCTCTTATTTGTTGTTTGCAATCCTCGCAAGTGACAAACTTCCTAGGAGCATGAGCTATTAATTCAAGTTTCGCTACTCTGTCTGCTATGCTGCTCATAACTTTACTTATCTTAAGCATTAGATCTCCTATGCTACTATCCATGACTTGGGAACGGGTGTTTTCTTATAATATGAACCTTCTTTGCTTACCTTAATATTATCATTAGGACGTGCATACAAACATGCATATGCCAATGCATCTATTGTATCATCATGAGACATTCTTGGTCCGAATGTTATAATTTCATGATGTAAATCGTAGTGCTCCTTTTTCATATGTATCTGTCCTACAGAGAATCTCTGTGCTAGTACAGATTGTATCCTGTCTCTTTTAGACTGTCTCGTTCCAGGCTTTTCTTCCTTGAACTTAACAGTAAAATCATTCCTTCGCATCATTTCTGATTGAAGTGCTTGAAAAACTGGTCTAGACATTGTCGTATCTTCAATGACGAACATATGCGGGCAGAAAGCTTTATTAATCTCAAATATATAATCAACAATACCCTTCTGATCCTGTGCTTGAATTCCAAGTACAGGTAGGCTCCGCTGACGCACATAATCCAGAACATAAATACGATTAAACTCATCAATGCCAATTGTAATGAGAACTGAGTAATCGCTATCCCTCCTATTTATATCAGTTGCAGTATCTACTCCTGTAAATACAGTAACAGGTATTATATCTCCAGATTCCTGTATAATATACGATATACCATCATTTTCATTATGAAAGAATGAACCTTCCCAATATTTTATGTGATCTCTATTGAATACAGAATGCTCTTCACTCTGTACTTCCATCATGTATTCCTGATAAAACTTATGTGGTTGTCCTGAATCAGTATAAAATTTCTTCTTCCTATCCATTTCCTCCTGACCAAACCAGGAATCCCACAAAACAGCTCCCTTATCATCTATTACCTTATACATTAAGACATCCCAGGAAAAATCATCCCCATTAGTCGTTGCTTTAGCGTGATTAACAATAAGATTATTAATAAAACTGTCGAAATGCACAGGTGTACCGTTAACACGAAGGCGACCAGTGTGAGGCTCAAGAGCAGGGAAAACAACAGCAGTAATGAGGTTAGCGTTTTTTGCCCTAGCATCTGAAGTGATGGTATTGTTTTCGTCTTCAAAATCGTCCAGTACAACGAGGTCGTACCTCTTATGCAACTTAGCACCGCCCCTAATGCCAGAGATATTTGATTTCGAAATGAGCTTACATCCATTGGAGAGCTCTATATCTGTTTCTGTCCATTTCTTTCCTTTCAAGTCTCCAAAATAATATTGAATCTTATCATTAATTTCAATATGAGACTTTATATAGTCCATGTTACCAGTTGCAAGTTTAGCAGTGGCAGATATCCAACCGTAAAAAAAGGGTTCATTGTTTTCTGCCAAACCCCATTCTACTCTTTTACCAGCGAAACAGAAGTCTCGCATAATATCTGCCTTAGTTAAAACTGTCTTACCATGCCCTCTGGGCATTATAAATGCAGCCTGCCTGATAGATTTATCATTGATCTTATCAGCTACAGTATAATGGAAAGGGGGTGTCTCTGATCTCATAAAGTCATCTGGTAGAAATAGTTTACCAAAGGAAATAAGATCTTGGTATGCTAAACGCAGTGACTCCTCCTCCTTAGATACATTATGGAAATTTAGATTTACGTTCTTATCTAAGTCCACTTCCACCACGCTTTCTTCCTTTTTGCCCTTTTCCTCTTTTCCTAGCTTCTATCTTTGGCTTGTCTGGCGGAAGAGTTGTTATATCACCTACACTTAACATTGTTGTTAGCATAATAGCGGTAATCACTTCTTAACGCACTTCCCATTTACCTTTTTATATCCTTTTCCACATTTAGACTTGCCATACTTTCTGCGAGCATTACCAGTTTTTAATTTACTGGTATCTTCTATTCCTAAATCTTTTGTTCCGAATATATCAGCCATATATTACCATTTATCTAATGGGCATTTTGCAGCCCTTATTTTAGTTTTCAGTTTCATGAAGCAACCACATTGCTTACATCTATTAGAAGGCATCAGTTCAGGACATGCCTGACATATAGCCCAACGATGTTCAACGTCTTCGCTTACCAGTTTTTTCTTTAAATACGCCCCGAACTCCTCTATCTGTTTCATGCGGTTCCCATACTGGGTGCCTTTTGCCAGATAGTGGTCAGGTATGTGTAGCCTTGTTTAAATCCTGCCATAGATTAATTTTGACCTTCATAGTCCCATTCTAGTTCTTACACGTTCCAATAAGTCGTGATGTGATTTTAACATCTCAGCTTGTGTTTTCAATGCACCCATGATATGAGCTACATGCTCATTCAGTTCAATCACATGCCTCATGATGCTTTCGTTTTCTTGCTTTACCTTAGACTTGGCTGGTGCCTTCGTCAGTGTAGAGTTTTCCAATATCTACCTCCAGTTTTTTCATGTCGTCTATTGTTGGGATATTAGCAGCTTCAGCTTCTGTATATACAGATGCAGTCATCTGTTCCAGTTTCTTTGCATTTATATGCTCTGTGATACCATGCTCGATGAATAGATCTCTATTGTCAATAAAATATTGAAATGCAGCAGCTACCTCTTCATCTATAGTGCCATCTTCAGGTATTCTACCAAGTTTCAACATTTCAGCAATAGTATTTACATTAGAAGCGAGAGTTGCGACTTGAGCTTTATCATTGAGGTCTGCTGCCCTGAATTGCTTATCCAACATGAGGGTGAACGCCTTCTCGTCTTCTGGAAGGTACGCTCCTTCTTTTCCCAGTTGCAGTGTTTGACCATTTAATTCCTTAAAGTTCGGCATCGCCATTCTCCTCTAAGAGCTGTTTTCTATCATCCAGCACTGTAGTATCTTCAGGCAAGAAGCCTTTAAATACTGCACCACCAATAGCTGTAATCTCCTTTTTTGTCTCTTTGATTTCTAATATATCTGCCAGCTCGAATAAAGCTTTCAGCTTATCAGAATCCTTTTCGCCATCTAGTGCAACGTCCCTGATACCTTGTAATACCATAGTATCATTAATACCTAACTTTGCTAAGACTGGCCGTAATTCTTCTTTCATAACTGTCCTCACTCTCTCCTGTTTTAGTAGTAATCCTGCCTGTGCATGTGCATGAGACCTATTCTTAGTGTCAAAAGCTCTCAAGTATGCTTCCGTCCTTTCCATACCTTCGGCAATAAAAGCAGCGAATACTCGTTCCTTATATGTAACCTCTTTTCTTTCAATGGTCTGTGTATAAGGGGATTTACCTGATATATTGTAGATATTTTCCCTTTTATCACAGTCCATCTTATAGGCATCTTTACAGATAAAGGTACCCGTACAAGTACCTACATACTTAAGAGCTTTAACTTTCTTAGTAGGCCTGGCAAACATTCCAGTACGTAGGATCTGAATAATGCATCCATCATCAGTCAATACCCAATCTCCTATGTCACCTTCCCTCCAGTTGTCAAGAAACTCTGTACCATCAGGTAATTCATCTTCGCTTTCATACACTGTATGGCTTCGATCTTTTACAGTATACTCTCTCACGCTTCTCCAAGTCCAAATTCGTCAATTAGCTTTATCAACGTCTCATCATCATAGTAGTCATCATCCATATTGATGACAAATTCTACAGGATTGGTTATACCTAGCCCTATACTTCCATCGTCTTCAATCTCTTCCTGTATATATTCAATCTCTTCCGTCTTATCGTTATAAGCTATTGTAAGATGGTAGATCTTCATAATATCTCCTTTCTTATGACCTTACAGATGCGAGGGCCTTAGCCCGAGCATGTATCTTTATCTGCATAAGTCATGCACCATAGTTTACATACTTTATGTGATATAAGTCAAGTCTTCTAAGTCTTTGAATAACAACATTGTAGGGTGATTAGGAAAATGCACTCGCATTTGAGTAATCAATCCAAAACTGGTTCTGCTTCCTTCTCAGCTTTAACCTTTTCATCTTCCTTTTGTTTCACCTGTTTCTCCAAATACTCCATGAACTTAGGCTTCTTATCAGTGTAATCTAGAAAGTGAGAGAATATTTCAGTCAAAGAGTTCAGCTGAGACTGTGTCGACATCAGTCTGTACTGTATTTCCTGGATCGCCAGCTGAAAGTCTTTGTTTGTAGGCTTTTTGCTTTTTCTTTGTTTCATTGCAGTCCTCTTCATAGTGAATGTGATCTATGTCACAGTAGCTAGGGCAGACATAACTTCCCCCTGGGCAGTATTCTAGACGGTTTCCCCATCCCATAAAGCCCGCTAAAAATAAGGCTAATAGGGTATTTTGCACTAGTTATTTATTCCTAGTGAATACCCATACTCCTATATTGAGAGCTGCTATCATAGCTATATACAGAGATGCTCCCTGTACCACATGATGCAACTGCCATAGCCCTACAATCAGGTTTACCCAGCGTACTAGCTGGAACCTTTCTGCACTGGTTATTATAGTTTCCAATCACTTCTTCTTTATCTCGTTACTTTTCTGATTACGTAAGTAGTCTTCCAAACTGTCAAATTCTTTCTGTAATTCCTGTAAAAATGGATCTGGCTTAGGAGCAGTCCAATATCCACCATTGGGAAATGCAACCACAAGCTGATCCTCAGAGTCTAACGGGCTTATTACAATATATATAAACTGATAGTCGGAGAATGCATAACCTTTACTCATATCTAAGGCTAATATCTCCCCTGGATTCATCTCATCGGTGGACACCTTACGCCAGACATTAATTTCCTTAGGTTCTGAGCTTTCAGTAAAGGAAACAACGAAAGTGCAGGCAATAATCAGGGCCAGTATTTTCTTCATAATATCTCCTTATCATGTATTTAAGCCCCCCTTTCTGCATAGGTAATATATACGAGTTACGTTAACTTTGCAACTATGTGAGCCACATCACAAAAGGTTTCAAAAACTGGGGCATTTTAGTATGTGACTATATTCAAACACCATCCGCCTTGCGATGGGATTTTCTTTATCCCACTTTAGTTAACTTCCAAATCAAATAGAAAGGGAATACATTATGTTTGAACTAGCCTTATGCTACCTAGCACGCTTGAAATACTCTGAGTGGTATCAAAGACCATTCTACTCCACAACTCTCACTCTCACATTTGAAGATGAGAGCCTCAATGAACGCCTTGTTACCGACAACCCTGAACACCAGCAAGCCGATGACACACCGAACACCAGACTCTACTTTGGTGATGGTGAAGAAGACTTCCAGAACGCTGATGAGTACGCCTACATCATTGCAGACCCAAACCACAAGGGCTCTCGCATCCTACCCATCTCTCTTTACAAGAAAGCCTCTCTCAAGGCTACCAAACAGGCTTCCAAGGCTCCCAAAGCATCCGCTCAAGCCTAGACAGGGGGCTTCATGCCCCTTTTTGCACAACATAATAGACACAGGGGTTATCTTATGATTTCTGATAAGACAGCCCCTAAGTCTCCTAACCTATCAATGAAAGGATAATATCTTGAAGAAATCTACTGATCTAATGCCATACACACTATTTATGTCCTACTTATTACTTGCTTGGGTAGTAGTGATTATCTTATCTCTTGCTGTTCTACTTGAAGAAGAAACAGACCAAGTATACTATGGTCAAACAGAAGAGGTATCACAATGAAATATATTATTATCATAATCATATCAGCTCTATCTTATGCTGAATGTGATTACAATGGGGATAATCAGCTTGACATATTAGATATAGTAGAACAGATAGACTGTATCCTCAATGATTGCTGGTACACTGAATATGAAGATGGACCAGACTATGAAGATTATGCCACAGTCCTAAT